GTATTAGATTCTGATTTATTTGGTGCGGATGCACTATTACAACATGCTGATGTTGTTCTTGGGATTAATAAACCTTCTATAAGGAAAATAAGACAATATGGACCTGAGAAGTTTATTATTGATGATGAAGATATATTGGTGTTTCACTTCTTGAAATCAAGAAATGGTTTAACAGCAATTGCATTCTTCAAACTTGATAGAAGAACCATGAGAATTATTGAAATACCAACTCCGCCCCAAGCAGTAGACAAAGTGAGTATAAATAAAATTTAAATTATGAGTATTAGAAAAGAAAAAGAAAGAGAGTTCTTTGTTGAGCATATGCCAACATTTAGAACTCTAAAAACAAATGACCCATTTTTTGTTATTAAGACAGCGTTCTTTCAAAAAGGCAAATATGGAAGACAAGTTCAATTTTTTGAATCTGAGTTATCAAGAGAAGATGATATCTTTATTGAGTTCTATGAAAACATCAAAGATGGTAATGGAACTGAAATAGATGTTGTCCCTATGTATGATGACAGACAATTATTTAAATACAAGCACAACAGCTATTTTGCTGAAGAGTATGAGTTAAAAGAAAATGTAAACTTTAAGGGTGAAACATATCATACTTATACAGTGCCTGTATCAGAATTAATTGCTGTTCTGAAAGATGGATCTGAGATTACATATGCTCTCTATGAAAAAAGAAAGAATGAAGTACAATTGAAGGCTGTAGCGGATGAACTTCCAAGACTACAAAAGTCATTGTCTTTATTTCCAGACTTTGAAGGTGAGTATCTGAAAGATGATCTATCTCTAGGAGAGCTTGATGCACCAAAAGTGGAATCAGTTCCGGAAGTACATTCTACCTTAGCTAACATTTCTCTTAAAGATTTTGCTGCAATTATGCTAGTGAGACCTATAAGTGATAAGCAATGGTTGAATGATTTGATAACAGAAGCAAAAAATGACTTATGAGTATAATATTGCCAACAACAAAAGTAAAGGCTACTAGAATGAATCCCAAGAGACTTGTGATTTATTCAAAGCCTAAAACCGGAAAGACAACTGCTTATGCAGGTCTTGACAATAATTTAATTCTTGATTTAGAAAATGGTTGTGAGTATGTTGAAGCTCTAAAGATTACTATTAGTAGTCTTTCTGAACTTCAAGAAGCTGGCAAAGCCATTAAAGAAGCAGGTAAACCTTACAAGTATGTTACTGTAGACACAGTAACTGCATTAGAAGAGATGATTATGCCTCTTGCTGTAAAGCTTTATAGAAATACTGCAATGGGTAAAAACTTTGATGGAGATAATGTAACTACTCTAGCTAATGGTGCTGGATATTTATATATTCGTCAAGCTTTCTTCCAAGTTATTGATTTTATTGATACCTTAGCGCCCCATATTATTCTATCTGGTCACATTAAAGACAAGGTAGTAGATGATAAAGGTGAGATGGTAATGTCTGCAAACATTGATTTGACAGGTAAAATTAAATCTCTAATTTGTGCAAATGCAGATGCTATTGGCTACATGTACAGAAAAGGTAACAAAACCATACTTAGTTTTAAAACTAATGATGAAGTTACTTGTGGTGCAAGACCTGAGCATCTGAGAAATGAAGAAATAGTAATTTCTGAAATGAATGAGAAAAGTGAATTAACATTTCACTGGGACAAAATTTATGTATAACAATTAAAAAAATAGAAAAAATGGCATTAAGTACAACTGATTTATCTACAGGAGGAGGCTCCGGGTTACCAAAAACAATTCAAACTGGTAATCATGTATTAAAAATTAATAAAATTACACTTGAGGATTATCAATTCATTGATAATGCTAAGCATTTAGTTCTTCATGTGGAGACTCAACCTATTGATGGATTTGAAGGGTTTATGATTGATAAAGATGATGAAAGCAAAGGTCACTATGCAGGTCAAATTGGTAGAGTAAAAGCTAGTCAATATGCATTTGCAGATGGTGAAACTAAATCTGGTGTTAAAATTCAAAGAGATAGATCTTTATTGATCTTCTTACAGAATTTGTGTAAAAGTCTAGGTGTAAATGACTGGTTTGTTGCTCAAGATGACAAACATGACACAATTGAAGACTTTATCAAAGCATTTGCAAAAGATGCTCCATATACAGATAAGTTTATGGAATTTTGTATTGCTGGTAAAGAATATGAAAGCAAGTCAGGTTATACTAATTATGACATGTGGCTTCCTAAAGGCGAAGGTAATAAATATGCCTACGGTGAAATTGAGGGAGGTAAAGTTTTAAAGTATGATGAGTCTAAGCACTTAAAGAAAATGGAAGTAAAAGAAGTTAAGTCATTTGGTGATGATAATGACTTTTCAGTTCCATCAAAAACATCTTCTGATTTCAATCTAGATGACTAATATTTTATTAGTTTAATAGAAGGGGTCAGTGATGGCCCCTTTTTATTTTTTAAAAAATTAAGATATGATTTCAACAAAAACAATAGTATCTGATGTAGTTGATGTACCTAGAGAATGGATATTTGAGTTTTATTTAAAATTAGATGAGAAATTATCTGGTCAAGATATAAAAATCAACTCTGCATTCAATCCTAGAGATAAAACTCCATCAATGTGTATTTATGTAGATGCAAGAGCAAACTATAGATACAAAGATTTTTCTTCTGGAAGAGGCGGTGATGCTCTAGACTTAGTCAAAGATTTATTTAATCTAGCTACTAGAGGTACAGCATCTTTTAAAGTAGTTCAAGACTACAATGAATATTTGACAAATAATAAGTATGTTCAAAACTATACTGTTAGATCTCAAGGAAGGTATCAAATTACTGATTATGAAATGAGACACTGGACTAACTTTGATGAGAAGTATTGGACTGGTTATAAAATTTCATCTGGTCAATTGCAAAAGTATAATGTGATTCCTTTGGATCACTATATTCTGACAAGAGAGACTGATTTAAATGGAGAACATCCATTGACAATAAAAACTAGATATCTGTATGGTTATTTTAAAGAAGATGGCACTTTATACAAAGTCTATCAACCTAAATCAAAAGACAACAAGTTTTTAAAAGTCAGAGATTATATCCAGGGTAGTGAACAGTTAAAGTATGATAAGTCTTATTTGTTGATTGTATCTTCACTTAAGGATCTTTTAGCAATAAACATGCTTGGCATGAAGGGCATTGAAGCTGTGGCTCCAGATAGTGAGAACATCATGATTCCAGAACCATTTATGCAAAATGCATTCAAAAAGTATAAAAAGGTACTTGTCCTATTTGATAATGATGAACCTGGTGTAGAATGTGCTAAAAGATATCAGAAAAAGTATGGTCTTACATGTATTGACTTTATGCTTAGTAAAGATGTAGCAGATGCATTACAAGAACATGGTATTGAGAAAACTAGAGCTGAGTTATTTCCTTTATTAAAACAAGCATTATGAGTTGGATCTATAAGAGTAAGCAGTTTGATGAATCTTGTATCCCAGAAGGCTCTGTAGGATTTATTTATCACATGTCTGTAATATTAAATGGAAACACTTATGCTTATATAGGCAAAAAGAATTTCTTTTCTAATGTAAAGAGGAAACTTGGTAAAAAAGCTTTAGCTCTTGTTACTGATAAGAGACTAAAGAAATATACTAGAGATCTTAAACCTAGTTTTATGAATTACTATAGTAGTAATCAACAGCTAAAAGAAGCTCACAAAGCAGGTGTTGTAATTAAAAGAGAGATCTTAATGATTTGTTATTCAGCAACTGAACTAACTTATCAGGAAGTAAAGCATCAGTTTAAATATGAAGTGCTTGAAAAAGAAAATTATTTAAATGCCAATATTCTTGGCAGATTTTACAAAACAAAATAACTATGACAGAAAATGATATGACAGGCCTTCTATTACAGTTGGCTGACCTTGGTGTAACCGGAATTAAAGTAATCTACTCAGGTGGAGGAGATTCAGGTGCAATTGATGAAATTATATATACAACACAAGAAGTAACAAGTCTTGAAGATTTAGATGATTTAGATCCTTATAGTGAAAATGTTCTTAATTTAACAGATCTTAGCACATCTTTCTATTCAGATATAGCAGACTTTGCTACTTCAAAACTCTTAGATAATATAGAAGATTGGTGGAACA